CCTCTATTTTCAGCACCAACCTTAGCTTGTGCCTGTCGAAACTTAACTAGGGTTCTATAAAGGCCAGAAGCATCACTGTTTCCTTGTTGTCCTGATTTCATCAACTCAACCATGACAGCATCAATCTGACCATTTAGTTCAACTAATTTCTCAGGTGTAATATTTGATACTGTTGATTGTATAATTAGACTTGTGATGTCAGTCTCTGCATTCGCCACAAACTTCTTCTGCTGTAGTGCGAGTGCCTTACCTGCCGCCACTTCTTCATTAGCAATAATCGTTGATATATTGGCACGAGCATCAAAAACAGCTTCACGAGCTGCAATGCTTCCACCTAGCTTACCTGTTCCTGTTTCAACATTGTCTAAAACATCAAGAACATCTGGGTCTTTCAACTCGTATGCTGACAATACAATAGCATCGATTATAGTCTTATTGACCTTCTCTCTGTCCATTCCATCTATTTCAGCAAGTTTAGCTTTTTGATTAAGCCATTCAGCCATATTTTCTGTTTTGATTACACGTTCTACATCAGTGTCATCTTCCAAAAACATTGCGTCTGCATATGTGCTTATTTCATTTGTCCATGCAGCATAGTTTTGGTCTTTTTGCCATGCTACGTTTTTCTGAGTCCAAGATTGGCGAAATGCTTCATTTGCTTTTGATGCTGCACCTGAGAAATACTCAGCTACCTCAAGATTTTCATAATCATCAAGACCGTTATTTTCTTGGAAATCTGTATAAAATTTATTTGTAAACTCTGAAATGCTTTCAGGATTACCATTCTTATAAAGTTCTTGATTATCTAAAGCATTACTAAGTTCATTTGTATATCGTGCGCCCATCGCATTGAGATGTGATATTCTATACCCTTTTCTCAGATATGGACTTGCACCTTCATCGATAAGACCATCCTTAACGGCTTGCCCCATTTCAATACGGTTTTTGTTGTAAAGTTCTACGCCCTCAGCATATTCAGCATTTGCTCTTCTCTCTTCTTCTCTTTGAAGTGCGGGAACAGCTTTCTTTTCAAGGTTGCTTAGTAATTTCGCTAATCCCTCAAGTGGGCTTTTCTCTACAACAGCTCGCACATATGTATCTACAGGACGTGCAGTCGCTGCTACTGTGGGCAATTGGTTCTCGAATGGGTTTCCGACTACTCTTCTAGCCATTAATTATACCCCTATACTGATGCGAGACGCGCTTGCGTATCGTAATAATCGATGCCGAAACCAGCTATAGGCTCGACAACATTGAATAATGTCTCTGCGAAACTCTCTGGTTGCATTGAGTTAATTCTGTTTTGCGCTTCAGATTGAAATGCAAGTTTGTCCATTTCATTCTGGGCTTGCATACCTTCTAAGCGTTGCGAAATGCGGTCTGTAAGTACACCTTCTGAACGCTCAAAGTCATTTACAAGCTGTTCTACATTTGCGCCTTGCACACCTGCCCCTGCAGCTGCAGCTATTGCAGTACCTTGAGAGCGCATCGCCTTTAAGTCAGCATCCATTTTTTGTTGTGATGCTTGTATTTGTTCTTGGACAACACGTAAGTTTGCCTGTTTAGATTTTAAAAAGTAAGCGTCTTTGGCTGCTCTTGCATTACGTGCAGCAGCTTTATTTTTTTCGTTTGCTGCGCCTACTGCTCCTATTGCTTTGCCAAAAGCGGATAAGCCTTGGATACTCAGAGCTGAAGTGGATGCCGCAGCTGCTGTCCCAGCGGCAGCTGCACCACCACTACCTGCCAAAGCAGCCATTGTCATTGGTTCACACATGATTGTTTATCCTCAGAAATTCGTAAAAGGGTCTGTTTTCAGCCCCGTAAGTTTCGTGCTTGTTGATGAACGTAAAGCCCATCCATTCAAGCCATTTCATATGGACAGTGTTTCGGGCATCTACACAGTTAAATAAGACAGTATATCCCTGGCTTAACTTAGCCAGAGCTGCCTTGCTGTTACGCAGAAAGGTCATTTGATGTTGATAGATGTCATCTGTTGCACACATCCAAATGATACCTGCGTTGTCTAGGTGAGACGCAACGACCCCACACAACCCAACTCGTTCACCTTGTGGTGTTCGAAGGGTCAGTGTGAGGTCACCTATTTCCAAACTAGACAACAAGACATCTAGCGGCTCTTTACCTGTTGCCGCCTGACATTCATTTTTATCTGCTGTTCTAAGTTTTGGAGCTATATATTCTACGTCTTCCACCGTGGTTGGTGTAAGTAATTTATCCATTTATTCTTCTTGACCTGAGATGCATATTTCCTTCCCATTCTGCCGATAAGAACTGGCATGGAAGATGGCTATCGCTCTCAATTATAACTCTAATGCGGTCAGCTTTTGACATAACAGGAAACTTAAAATCTCCTGATGTGAGAGCATTTGCACCTAATGTACTTGTGCCATCACCAACAACAAAGCCTGTAAATACATAGTCTTTTGATGTTGTGCTGCCTTTTTGCTGAATTTTAACTGTAAAATCACCACTATCTTGGTAGCGAAGCAACCAGTGCTTTATTTGTAATCGTCCACCAGTGATGGCAACACGACCCCCAGTTGCGGTTGGTTCTTTCAAAGTTGGTTCAGAGAACTCATATGTCATTGAATATCTCTCACCCACATAAAATTTAGTGGATGTATGATTGCCTGACACTACAATAGTTACACCAGATACAGATATATTAGGAAGAATAGTACCTTGGCTTGCACCACGAGTTACAACTACAGGAGATGTAAGTGCATATGGTGTGGTAATAGTTGTACGGTTTGTTGTGCTATTATAAGATTTAGTTACTTGTGTGTTCGTTAATCGATAATCAAGCCTTGTTACATATGTTTGGTTTGTATCAAAGCGACCTGCATCAAAATGCATTTGGAATAAAATTGTTTTACCTGCTTTGTTTGCTACAACAAATAATGAACTCTCAATAAATTCAGCACTTAGTATTGTTGCGCCAGCGCATGTGTATTCAAACCATGATGATTGCACCTTTTCCCTACCAGCCATATGATATTTATAGATGTATATCTTACTTGGCTCTTTGGTACTAAGAACAACTAAAGCGTTCTCAGCTGTACTTGTCGCCATCTTATAAACACTATCAGGCACATATTTAGCTACGTGAGCTGTCACATCTTGCGCATCAGAACGGTCAGTATCATCAATAACATAGTATTCTCTCACTGAGGTAAATCCACCTCTCGTAGAGGGAAAGTAAACCACACTGCCAGCACTAACAGGTCTGGATGTTGTACTTGATTCATACTCTGTTGTTTGGCTTATCGATGTATTCTTAGGAGTAATAAAATCTCCACCTTTTAAAATAAACTGAGTTTGGTCTGAGAAGAGTAATAATTTACGGTCAAATGGTATCGCATGTTTAAGTGCTGAAACCTTAACGTGACTGGCTGCAACATCGATTGGGTCATTATCCAATAGACTTCTTGCAGTTGTTCCAAAGAAATCAAAATAATCTGATGTTCTCGACATCACCACATTCTCATCTGCCAATACGCCTAAACGGTTTTGAAAGAAGAAAACGTCCGTAATCTTGTTACCAACAAATGAAGGATTAGGTATAGAGATTTCATCTCCAACTGCCCTATCACCCCAGTCAGCTTGCTCAAAAGTAAAACTACCATTGGCTTGGCGTATTAATAAGTGGGGCATAGTTGCTGCATTCAGCTCAAATTCGATGTTTGGTTTTGCCCATTCAATCCAAGTACCCCCACCAATTTTATTTTGCGTCCCATTATCACTTACGAATTTTACATAGTAATCATCAAAGTCATTTGTTTGGTCACCTTGTATGTGGGCAATATATCCATCTGGTGCTTGCCTTGGTAAATCATCAAATCTTTGGACTGTACCTACTGTTGGACTTAATGCTGTATCTCCCAAACTATCATAAGTTGCTAAGTCAAATGATGCGTTGCCAGTTTTATTTATAACAACTGTTGAACCATCTGCTCGTGCAGTGAAGTTTGATTGACCATTTATTGCTGATGCCAAGCGTGAAGCGATGTCATCTGTACGTGTTTCAATTTGGTCATCTTCAGAAGTTGTAATATTAGCCGCTACGTTACCATCAAGGTAAACCGTAAAGCGTTGATTATAATCACCCTGTTTTACAGCAATCAAACCAGTGTATGGATATATCGGTGTAAGTTGTGAACTCATAGCAACCGTTTGGTTTGAATTCACGATGAATGTATAATCAGCAACAGTCACTGCTCTAAAGTCAGTAGCAGGTGTACTTGAGGTTAAATAGTTTGTGCCATTTGGGTAAGTAACAGTTTTGGCATTCCCTGCTAAATCATAGATAGAAATCTGTTTGTTTGCATTTATGAACATAAAATAACGCTCATTTGCATCACGATTAATTAATTGTGTGAATGACCCCGTTGTTTCGGATGCACTCATAATAGCCACATGTTCTAGCGGTGGTCGCTTTTGTAGTCCCTCAACGAGAGAAGGAAATGCATTAACCTGTTCTTCAGCCTGAGACGATAGCCTCAGAGCTGGTGATTGTTGCGATATGCCTTGTATCAAGTTGGGGATAGCAGAGCTTATCATTCCCATTAAAGTATCCTACGTTTATTCCCACGGTTCATTACACGAGATACTGAATAGCTATCCATCATGTTAAAATCCGCTGTGTCCCCTTCAAAATCTTTTAGGTCAATCAGGGCTTTTTGCTCATCACGAGACACCATTCTGTGTATGGTTTCTGAGTTCAGCATTCGGTCTGAGAAGATACGTGCAGCCCTTGTTGTTATGTATTTCTTCACAACATCAGGAAGTTCTAAAAAATCCTGATAGTAAACAATGGATGCTTCAACTGTTGTGGTAAATTCATAGCTGCGTGTGTCTAAGTTAAATAGTTTATCACCTCGTATTACTGTGTTGTAATCTGGTGTATCGATACGTGCTACGTCTGCAGGTATTACGATAAAATTAAATTCGTTACGGCTGAGGACAACTTTGTCTTCTGTATTGAAATGCCAGCCTTGTGCTTGTACCTCACGGCTCACTTCAGTTAAAACTTGGTTAGCTATTGTCACATCAGTAACTTGGTTACCTGTAAG